CGGCAGCAACCGACGCCGCAACCGACGCCGCAACCGACGACGATGGGTGGATCATACCCACAAAGACGTCGTCTGTCTCACCGAATCAGAACACTATCGACAAATGGGACACACCCACTCGCAAGACAATGTGGGATGCCTTGAATGCTCCCTCTGCCTGAGTTGCCTGAGTTGCCTGAGTTGCCTGAGTTGCATGAGTTGCCTGAGTAAGTAAATTGAATGGTATACTTCCAATCGAACCGACCTTTTCAGAACACACGAAAAAAAGTTTTTTTAATGCGCAATATATAATAGGATGCCTCGCACAGAAAGGGTCGTGTTATATAATATTATCCAATCCGGGATCGATCCGCATTTGCTGATTCACGCAACATTTGAATGACTTGCGATGAAACTTTGAAATACCGAAGGTACGGATACCTTCCAAATGTTTTCTGGTTCCATACCCCATATTATGCACAACATCATACGTCGTTTGCAAATACGGATATGTGAGACACAGTTCGCGTATGTATTGGTCGTGGGAAACCTTTGCCACGATGGCGGCACACGCAATTGTGAAATAGGTGCTGTCACCCTTTACGATGCACGTGTGCCCAATCGTTGATTTATGTTGGGGACGAAACCGGTTTCCATCCACTAAAATGTGTTCAACCACCTCCGCGCAAGGTGGGTGTGTCTTATGTAACTCCTGTTGCGCACCCGCAATCGCTTCTGCCATCGCATCGTGAGCAGATTGTAATATATTGTGTGTATCAATATATTCCGCGTCCTTGTGTGCAACCGAAGTCACCAAAGCATTTTCCAATATCCACTGACATGCGCGTTCTCTCTGTGCTTTGCTCATTGTTTTGCTGTCACGTATGACAATGCCCTTTGGCAGAGTGGGTAGTTCTGTTTTGGATGCATCTTTCAAATCATCCGGATGCTTCCATACGACTGCGCACGCATACACCCTACCTAATATGCAACCGCGTGCCACCTCGTCAACACCATATTCAATAGTAGATGCATCCTCAAAGTAAAAAGAGGGTGTGCCGTTGACCATAATGTGTCTTTGGAAAAAACGGGTTTACAGTAAATATGACACTCATTAGTGAAACTAATATTTATATATTATAAACCATACCGGGTGAACCATGCACACACACGCACGGCAAGATTATGTACAAGCCAAAATAGAGTGGTCGGCACTCAGAAAAATGATTTTTAAACAGTCCGATTTTCGCCCAACACAAACTCCATCTGGATCACCTGCTACGCACACGTGTCATGACACCACCACTTGTTGCGACTGCCGTATCCTTCGCAACTGTGGATGGAGGCACAAGCGGGACAGCATCCGTTCCGACGACCGGTTCACCGGAGGAGGATGAACTCGCACTGAAAACGCATTTGCAGTCTACCTTCGGGTGGAAAACGGAAGACATCGTGGTGGAAATGTACGAACCGGGCAAGTATGTGGTGATGTTTGATACGGTTGCAACGAAGTTCATCCGAGGTTGCAGCGTTGTTGGAGGATACGCCACGACGGACGCCGATAAAGAGACGGTTCAAAAGGAACTGTGGGAGTTTATAAACCGAAACCATATTCGGGTGTTGGATGTATTACCAGAGATCTATTCGCATTATAACATAACCACGATTGGTGATCATTCGTTCAGAAGGTGTGCCACGCTGACCACGATCGTTATCCCAGACGGTGTAACGGCAATCGGACTGAGCGCTTTTGCAGATTGCACAGCATTGACAACCGTTGCTATCCCAGAGAGTGTGACGACGATCGGTATATGTGCCTTCTACGTCTGCGCATCGTTGTCGACGGTTTCGATCCCAGACAGTGTGACGACGATCGGGGCATATGCCTTCTGGGGGTGTTCGTCGCTGACCACGATCACCATCCCATACAGTGTAACAACAATCAGGATTCGTACGTTCGCGAATTGCACATCACTGAGTGCTATCCATATCCCAGACAGTGTGACCACGATTTGTGATTATGCTTTCGGTTGCTGTGTAGCATTGTCTGCCATCACTATCCCCGCCAGTGTGACGACGATCGGTGCTAGCGCTTTCTGGCGTTGCCCCGGATACACCCCCATACACGCCACCCACGCAACCCCGTAACCGAACAAGTCACCGGTATCGACGATGGATGTAAGAATCACAGTACGAATCACAAACGAACACGTCAAATATATACACTTTCATAACCAGTTGATTCTCAATATGTATCGTATCACACGTGGTCAGTTTTTTTGGTGTATATAATAAATATATATATACCACCGACTCGAAAAGCAGCCGTGTCGTCGGTTGTGTATGTAGGCGGGCAGGTGTGTGGGTGTTTCGGGACATACGGTTCGTGCCACCGCTTCGGATACGATGTGGTATCCATGTTATTATATGATAAATGTATCACTGTAAACCAAACTGTATTAATTCCGAATAATGACGATTTTTTTTGTGGGTGTACCATTTTTTAACAGTGCTATCCCATCTTGCTCCTAGCTCTTTTGCTTTGTTCTTGTGTTCGTACGGAACATTTAGGAACACCTTAAGATGTGAATGCGTATGTGTGCCAGAACCAACCGATATACCTTTCCTCGCCAATATATCTGCTTGCTGATTGCCCAGCGAATGCTTGTCTAACCGATTTGTATGTGCTTTGACGTGTAAAAAAGTCAGTGGCAAACCGGATGCTATTTTGTACAACTCTCTCAGCAACTCTTTGTTCGCAACCTCTTTCATCCACCCACACCGTTCGTGTTTCTTTCCCCAGTGTGTCGCATACTGAATTGCATAGTGCGAATCGGACACTATTACATAGGTTGCCGTCGGATCGTGCACCAACTCTGTTGCGATTTGTTTGCACGCCAGCAACAGTGCCGTTGCTTCGGCCGCGTTATTGGTCTGCGCACCTTCAACGGGTGTGGATAGGTTACGAGCATCATTTTCACCATAATACACACCTGCTCCAGCACTTGCATTACGTTTGCCGTTGTGTATGCACGCACCATCGGTGTACACGTAACGCGTGCCGACGACTACCCGACTCGTCGTCGCACGTGGGTGGTGGTTGCTCATACGATGTGTGGGTGGTGCAGCAAGTCGGGTAGGGGTGTGCGGTGTGTTGTGGGTGATGGTTCGCGCATCCGCATTTCTGCGTATGTAGTCTTCTGCCTCTTTTTGGGTAGAACATTTTTTAAATGTGGCGTTCGGATAATGTAATACACTTTGTTTACAGTCTTTCCACGAATTGAATACACCAATTTCAGTGCCGTTTGCAACCGCATAAAAGTTTGTCATACGAATACACGAATATAGTATCTATATACATTTTATTTGTATATATTTATAGTTTATACTTTATACTTTTCTATACTTTTAATTGGTGGCATGTGTGTTGAGACAGGTGGTACGCTACTATAGAAATTAATGTTTGGAATTCGGCGGTTGCTCTCACATCTCTTTGTGGATTGCAATGTTCGATGCACACATTAAATTGTTTCCCATCTACGGTTTGAAGTAAAATCGTAGTAAATGCATCCCACACATAACATCTTTGCTGGTATGTTTTGCATAACACGGTGTCAGTCTCTTTGTGGACGAGAGACGACCATATTTCGGCGTCATCGTCTGGGTGGGGGTGTGTGGCGTGTTTCACCGAACATCTTAAATATACATTATGGAAACCGCCGCGACACGAATAGTCGTGTGTTTGGTGAACATTCTCCTTTGAGACAACCTCTCCGTGTTGTGTTACGACGACGGTTCGTTCGCCGTTGCTGTATTGATTCACCCAATCGGAATGGCAGTAACGCTTGTTCCGTTTCTGTAACCAAATAATCAGCGGTGCAATCGCTCTGAGTCCCCACACACGCTGTGTTATGCAGCGCTTGCACGGGGTCGTGCCTGTAGTCGGCAGGGGTGGTGGTTGTAGTCGGTCGTGTGTACGGTGCTTCGGATGTTGCGGCGTGTGGGTGGGTGTCTGTCTGACTTTCATTTCGAGTGATTCGTTACGATGTATGAAATCAAAAATGGGATTGTTTGTGGACACGGTGGGGTGTGCACTGGTACTGGTACTGGTTCTGGTTCTGTCCTTTGGCATCTGTTTCCGACCACCAGATCCCTGGGTGGGTGTAGGCTTCCGTTTGTGTGTATTCGGTGCTGAGAAAATGTATTCAAATGATACACGTACGACTTGGTGGCAAGGTGAATGGTGGTGATCAACACCATTTTGGTAAAGACGAGAAAGAGTCTGCGTTTGCACCACATTCGGTGGTGGACACATGACCGTGAAAACTTCTTTTAATCGCATCTCTCAAAAACCCCGTAACTTCTTTCTGAATATGTTTCTCCAGTAAGTGCTCAATATTTCTTAAATAAAAAATAGATTCTATATTCCCCGGGAAAAACCCATTTCAAATCATCTCGTAACATCTGCCATATGCACGAACCACATTCCTTCTCCTTACAAATTCCGGCACATACGCTATGCCATCTGAATCGATTGCATATATTGGAGATTAATTTCCTTACACTATTTGAAAAACATTATACGAATTGTTCAGATATACACAAACAAACATTTATTAAATGTCCGAAACAGTTCCGATATGTCTTGTACATTCAGGACACTCTACATACAAAAATAGAAGGGCAAATTATACAAAATGATATATTGTTCCCTCTGACATTCTCACACACACAAGAAAACCTACACTGTTTCATACAGTTTCGGATAAGTTGCCCAATGCATCCGTTTTACATAAACGATTTTACATTTGCAACGCTTTCAAACAATCATACAAAACACGTTAGTATGAATATGACGCCACAAAATAATGCAAATCGATATGTTGTGTCTGATTCTTGTGAGGATGATGACGATGACGACGATAATGATGACGACGATGATGATGATGATGACGACGATGATGACGATGACGAGGATGGTGACGACTTTCAGCATCATCGACAATTTTCGATAACACAAAATTTTGCAATGTTTTCTTCTGTTGAGGGCGATGATGAATCTGATGAGGATGTGGGCGGTGACGGCAATCTTACGTGTAGCAGTGTCGAACACGTTGCCGACGATGGTGCGGAAACGTGTGAACCGTCCCAAGAAAAGGACACCACCGACGTGTGCAACTCGCAAAGCACAAGCATCGACACACTGATTGCACAGACCACGTCAAAACATAAGTGCACGAAAACCATCGCATAATCTAACAAATGTGAATCGTTTATATGTGTTAGTGTTATATATGTTCAGTTCGTATACGTCGATGGTGGTCTAAATGAGTAGCAACCCGTTCACACGCAACTGTATACACACCCCATCCTTCCATAGCACACAAGTGTAACAGATTTATGATCCGTTTTAACGACAGTTCGGGAATTGGGCAATAATCGTTCCATCTCTTTTGCATCCCGTGTATAATACGGTTACTAACTGTGTCATTATATTGGATAGTATATTAATTTTTTTGAGATACGCATCGTACATATATATATATATATATTATTTTTT